TAATTAATCAGGATTGGAAGAAAATATATCAAAGTTTCCGCAACGCAGACTTTCAAAGTTACGATTTTGAAAATCTACGCAGAACTATGATTGAGTATCTGCGCACTAATTATCCTGAAGATTTTAACGATTACATTGAGTCTAGCGAATACCTTGCGCTAATTGACCTTATTGCGTTTTTAGGACAAAGCATAGCTTTCCGAGTTGACTTAAATGCACGTGAAAACTTCTTAGAACTAGCAGAGCGCCGCGATAGTGTATTGCGTCTAGCACGACTAATTAGCTATAATGCTAAACGTAATATTGCCGGCCAAGGATTGCTAAAGTTTAACACAATCCAGACTACAGAAACAGTAGTTGACAGCAACGGTCGTAATTTAGCTGGACAAGTGATTACTTGGAATGACCCAAGCAACACCAACTGGAATGACCAGTTTGTCAAAGTTATGAACGCGGCATTCCCCGCATCACAACAATTTGGCAATCCAAGTGCCAGCGCAAATATTTACGGTATTCCCACAGGACAATATCGATTCAGCGGTAACAACACTGATTTACCAATTTACACTTTTACTAAAATGGTATCAGGCCGCCAAATGAATTTTGAAATAACAAGTACAACATTTAACGGGCAGTCATTTATATACGAAGAAGCTCCTAAAATAGGAAATAGTCCTGCATGCATCTACAGAGATGACGGACATGGCGCCGGAAGTAGCGGCACCGGATTCTTTTTTAATTTTACAGAAGGCACATTAAATGTAGGATCTTTTATTATTGACCAGCCTAGCAGTAATGAATCAATAGACATAGATGCACAAAACATTAATAATAACGATGTTTGGTTATACAGGCTTGACCAAAACGGCCTTGAGTCTGATCTATGGACGCAAGTTTCATCAGTTACTGGCAACAATATTATCTACAATAGTATCAATAAAAATATTAAAAATATTTACAGTGTTCTTACAAGAGCCGGCGATGCTGTTAGTTTAAGTTTTAGTGACGGAACATTTGGAACCCTTCCGTTAGGTACATTTAGAACTTACTATAGAGTAAGCAACGGCTTATCATATACAATTAATCCTGCAGATATTCGAAATGTATCGATAACAATTCCGTATACATCTGTAACAGGTTCACCTGAAACACTAACAGTTTCATTAAACCTAGTTACATCTGTATCAAATGCAAGTCTTTCAGAAACAAATGCTGATGTTAAAACAAATGCACCGCAGACTTACTATACACAAAATCGTATGATTACTGGTGAGGATTATAACATTAGTCCGCTGTCGGTAACACAAGAAGTTGCAAAAGTTAAAGCAATCAATAGAGCTAGTAGTGGCATCAGTAGATATTTTGATCTAGCAGATCCAACCGGCAAGTACAGCTCAACAAATTTGTTCGCTGACGACGGCATCCTATATCAAAATTCTTATAGTTTCGACACTAGATTTTCTTATACTACTAGAACAGACATCGAAGGTGTTATCTATAACACTATATTTCCAATTCTTAAAAAACCTAATTTAAGAAATTTCTATTATGCAAACTATACTAAAATATTAAATCCTAGTTTAACATTTTCTTGGTTTAATATTTCAAGTGATTCTAGTTCATCTACCGGTTATCTCGGAGCGTCTGCAAGCACTCCGTATAAGGTTGGATCAGCCGCAACTAATGACTTAGTATATCTAGTACCACAGTCTCTAGTTAGATTTAGTGCGCCCGTTGGAAAATATTTTGATACAAAGAAGAAGAATTTAGTAACACTAATACCTGCTAGCGGAATAGTTCCTACCGGCGGAGTAAGTTACATATGGGCCGAAGTAGTATCTGTTACAGGTGACGGTACGGCAGTATCACCTCAAGGTGCGATTGTTTTAAACAGAGTAATACCGTCAACAGCTACAGTATCTCAAATCATTCCAAAATTATCCACATCAATTGACACTACGCTCATCACAACTATGATTGATCTAGTGTTTGCCAACAAGCCATTTGGTCTACGATATGATATTACATTACAATCGTGGCAACTTATTTTTGAATCTAATTTAGATACCGCTAGCAATTTTAGTTTGACAAATCAAGGTAATACTTCAAATCTTGGATTAGATGCTAGTTGGACATTGTTGTTTACGACAGATAACGAATTTTATACTGTTACTACTCGACAATTACAATATGTTTTTGAAAGCGATTCACAAGTTAGATTTTATTTCGACTCTAATGAAAAGATTTACGATGTCACATCAAATACTGTAGTTAGTGATAGAATTAAAATATTAAGCGTTAATACTCAACCTAATAATACATCTGCGTTTACCTATGATTTAGAGTGGGATGTGGTTTCTGAAATTAATGGAGTTGACGGTTATATTGATAATAAAAAAATAGCGGTGTCGTTTGCTGACTCTGATAGCAACGGTGTGGTTGATAATCCTCAACTATTCTTAGATATTGTAGACCCAGTAACATTGCCTCTTACAAAATACATTGTCCAAGAAAAATACTCAATATCACTTAGCCAGGAAGATTATCAATATATGGATAATTCTAACAACACCGTTCTTATTAAGCAAACTGACTCAGCCGTTGGATCTTTGACACAGTATGTTGACGGCCAGTATTTTTATATTGTTGCATCAAATGTTGTTAAGAAATTAAACTTAGCATTGGGACAACTAGTACCTAATTTAGATTACAAAGTATACATCGGCCGCGACAACTTAAAATTTCAATATACACATAGTGCAGATTACGAATCGAGGATTGATCCGGGAGTAAGTAATATAATTGACATATATGTGTTAACAAAAACTTATGACACGCAATACAGACAGTGGTTAAACAGTGATACACTATCAGAACCACTGCCCCCAAGCTCTGACGAATTGTATAATACTATTGCACCTTCATTAAATTTAATTAAATCAATTAGCGATGAAATTATATATCATCCAGTTAGTTATAGAATACTGTTTGGTGCAACCGCCGCCACAAATTTACAAGCTATATTTAAAATTACTAAAAATTCTAATAGTGTAGTTTCTGATAACGATATTAAAGCAAGAACTATAACAGCCGTTAATCAATTTTTCAGTTTAGATAACTGGGACTTTGGGGACACTTTTTACTTCTCTGAATTGTCAACGTACATTATGACACAGTTAGCTCCTGACGTTACTAATTTTATTATTGTTCCGAGAGAAAGCGGTGTTTACTTCGGTGGACTATTTGAAATAAAATGTCCAAGTAATCAATTGTTTATCAACGGAGCCACTGTAGATGATATTGAAATTATTTCCGGAATAACATCGGGTAACATTAAATCAGTCACTGGATCAGCGTTGTCAACCGCCTCTTCGACACAAATAATAACTAGTTCATCATTCGGAGCATCTAACTAATGGCTGATAGCATTAACCCATCTGGATCAAATAGCGTTGCCGCCAACTTTCTTCCAAATTTTTATAAAACTGATTCTAATAAAAAGTTTTTACAAGCAACTGTAGATCAGTTAGTCCAGCCAGGCACCGTTAAAAAGATTAATGGTTATATTGGTCGCAAAACTTCAAAAGCCACGGTCGGCTCTGATGTGTTTATCAATGCACCAACGGCAGAAAGACAAAACTATCAGTTTGAACCTAGTTTTGTTATTAACGATACGTTAGGGAATACTACTTATTTTAAAGACTATATTGACTATATTAATCAGTTAGGAGTGTTCGGGAGTAATACTACAAATCATTCTAGATTAAACTCTCAAGAATTTTACAGCTGGAACCCTCATATTGACTGGGATAAATTTGTTAATTTTCAAAATTACTACTGGTTACCATACGGCCCTGACCTTATTACAATATATGGACAGAAGCAAGCAATTGATAGCACATATTCTGTAACAATCGAATCACAAGGCGACGGTAACGAATACTTATTCACGCCTAATGGATTAACTCGCAATCCTGTTCTTAGATTATATAGAGGACAAACTTACAAATTTAAAATTAATAGCCCTGGAAATCCTTTCAGCATTAAGCTAGCACCTACATTGGGAACAGCTGATAGATATACAATACCACAAATTGACAAGTATGGGGTTGTTGATGGCACAATAACTGTAACATTGCCTTCAAACTCTCCTAGCGTATTATACTATCAGAGTGAAACTGATTTAGCACTAAGTGGTGTAATCCAGGTGTTTTCATTAGATGATAATACAGTGATTGATGTTGATCAAAACATATTAGGCAAAAAGCAATATGTATTAGCTGACGGAACACCGTTAAGCAACGGCATGAAAGTAGCATTTGGCGGCACTGTAATTCCTGAAAAATATGCTACCGGAAATTATTATGTAGAAGGAGTAGGAACGGCAATTACATTAGTTAATGAAGCTGTCCTTGAAGTAGTATTTCCATTTTCTAGTAACGTTGCTGTGCTATTTGATACAACACCGTTTGACACGTTGCCGTTCAGCGATGTTGAAGGGTATGCTGGTAAGACTGATTATATTCTTTCTAATAGAGGAAGTGCAGATCATAATCCGTGGGCAAGGTATAATCGATGGTTTCACAAAGATGTTATTGAAGAAAGCGCAGAATTTAATGGTAATGCAGTATCACTAGACCAGACAGTTCGAGCTACTCGTCCTATTATCGAATTTGAAGCAAATTTAAAATTATTTAATTTTGGAACTCAGGCAATTGATGACGTTGATCTAGTTGATACATTTACTAAAGATGTATTCTCAACAATTGAAGGAGCTCTAGGATATAATATTGACAGTACAGCATTAGCATCCGGCCATAAGATATTGTTTACTGCCGATACTGACTTATTGGTTAGAAATAAAATATATCAAGTTAGCTTTGTTAACATAGCAGGTCGTCGACAAATACATTTAACTGAACTAGCTTCCCCATCAAACAACGATGTTATTCTAGTAAAACAAGGACTAAAAAATCAAAGCCAGACGTACTGGTACAACGGTACAACTAAAGTATGGACTTTAGCTCAACAAAAGCTAACAGTAAACCAGCCCCCACTATTTGATATAGTTGATGCAAGCTCTCATAGCTATGGAGACATTACGTATTATCCAGGATCAACGTTTGTAGGTACAACGTTATTTTCTTACAAAGTGTCATCTACTGGTAATACTGACGCTGTATTAGGATTTCCACTAACATATAAAAATATTAATAATATTGGCGACATAGTTTTCAATTTTGATTTAACTACTGATACGTTTAATTATAAGAAAGACAATCTTAGTGTAGCGACAATTAGGTCTGATCTAGGATACTTAGTAAGCCGCGACTATGCTGGAAATGCATTATATGTCAACGGCTGGAAAACATGTGAAGTAAAAAATACACAAGCCGCCGTTAGAATCTATAAAAATTCAAATATCAAATACGATTTTAATATCGATATTTTTGATGATATATCAAATTTAAGTGACTTAGTTGTTAAGGTTTATATTAATGGTATTTTATTAGATAACAGATACTGGTCTGTTGTTACAAATTCTTTTTATAAATCAGTTAAGTTAATAACTCCATTAGAAGCCGATCAAGTGTTAACAATTAAAGCATATGCATCACAGCCTATCAACAATAATGGCTATTATGAAATACCTTTAAATTTCCAGAACAATCCTCTTAACGATTATGTGACTAATTTTACTCTAGGTGAAGTAAAAGATCATGTTAGTTCAATAATAGAAAACATACCAGCAGACTTGCTGGCATCAATACCAGCTGATCCTAATCACCATACTCCGTTAACCACTGTTGGTAACATAACAGTTGATCCTGATTATGTAAATCTTAGAGATTTAGGTAGCGTAACCCAGTATGGTACTAAGTTTGTACAACATAGCGGCCCCGGAAGTTTATCAACGTATCATATAACTTCACAAACAAA